CGCATTTATCAAATTATTGAAAAGTTTAATTGCAAAGTAGAATACATGGTGTATGGTGCCTAACCACCCTCTACGACCATAATCAACTAGTCATGTTGATGGATTTGATATTTCAATCAAAGAATCTTATGCGTTCGAGCGCGTATGAGATCGCCCATGTGCAACGGTTTGTACAAATGTTTGCGGCGTGGAGCTAGTCCACGTGGCTTGGGAACTGGGTCATTACAGCCTCGACGTCGCGAATTGACGAATCCCAGAGAATGAATACAACTCTGGTCCCACATGCACTCCTAACCCGTTTCCATGTATTAAAAAGCTAACATTATGAATTTTATTTTATTATTTATGATTACACCTGTGGCAATTATAGTTACAGATATTGATACAAGATGAAGCGTGAAATGAATAAGAAAGGACTAGGCGGTACCCGCCCTGTGCGTAAACAAATTGTTGGATGTGGATGGAATGGTACGAACATGGTCTATTGCCCCACGTGGGCTTTGTCCGTGTCGCCAAAAGCTGAAGTTTCTGATGCAAGTTATGTGTATCTCGAGGATATTTTGTTTTCAAACAAGTTTTTCGAGGATTCATACACAGAAAGGTGCATCAAAGAAAGTTTCTTAATCGATAAGAGTGTAAATCGATTGAGGAAGAAGGAGGCGGAAAAACGCTCTCGTGATTATCACAGAGCGTGTATTAACCCGTGGCTCGCCGGAAAAAATCGAGTCAAGAAAAGACGCAGTGATAGTGAAAGGCGTTATCGTAGAATCTTGGAACAAGTTTGTGAACTTATGGATGTTTCAGTTGGTTCCAGTTGCGATGACGATTCATTTGATTGGTCTGATGATATGGAGTTTTCTCCGCACTTTGGAACTGAATGGATGGCCAGTGTGGATTCCGTATTGTCGAGCTTGTCCTCGTACGCTGGTCAGAAAATGACAGATGACATCATATCGCACATAGAGGGCCTAATAGCACTGTTGATAGCACTTCAAGGCACGACTGATTTCTTGTCGGCTGGTGCGGTGTTGATTTTGTATTTTCGGAAATTTTCCGATAGGTCTTTGACTGGACAAGTCTTGGAGTATTTGAACGAATTTTTCACACCCCAAGATGGTTCTGAAGATGAAACTGATAGTGAGTCTGTAGATTGGGTACAAATGATGAAAAATTTGCATTCTAATTGGACATTGGTGAAGGATAATAAGCTATTTCCACACTTATCTAAGTTGCTGGGTGTAGTTGTTACCATGGAAATGTGCAAGGCATCTGATGTTACTTTCTCCATTAAGGAGATGAAGATATTTGAGCCAGACATGAAAGTTGTACATGGAACCGCCATTGATGTCATCGATCCTGCGCTAGGGTCTGTTGCTTTCTTTGTTGAGGTATTTTCCCTATGCTATGAGACACAATCTTTGAAGCCCCTGGTTATAAATGATACAGCAGCTCTCGAGATTGACGAGGAGTATGCTCTTATTTGCTCATATTGGGATTTGGTCCAAAACGGAAATCTTAAAAGAGTGCGTGGTGTGTCCGAAAATGAATTTGATAGACGTTTGGAGAAACTCACCACGCAAATGCGGGCTTTATTGCCGAATTTGAAGGGTTTTGATAGAAAGGTGGTTCAAGATAAGTTTGCACGTTTGCTTACTATTAAGAATGATTACATTACGATGAAGATTAGTAGTGGGATTAGAAAATCTCCATTTGCAATTGAATTGTTTGGACCGAGTAGCCAAGGTAAGTCTATGATTTCAGAGCAAATAATCACAGCGTTGCTCACTAGTGCGGGATTGCCAACTGGCAAGGAATATCAAGCGAGTTTTAATGCTGGAGATAGATATATGTCATCGTGGACAACCGATAAATTGGTTATGACTATCGATGATATTGCTAATGAGAAGTCGGACTTTGTCGAAAAACCACCTACGCGCGCCATTATTGACATTTGTAATAACCAAGCCTATTATGCTAATATGGCCGATTTGGCTAGCAAAGGTAAAGTCTTTGTTGAGCCGGAATTGGTCATGGTAACAACGAATGTAAAGGATTTGGATGCGCGTGCATATTCCAATTGCCCGTATTCAGTGCAACGGCGTATGCATGTTGTGATAACTGTGAAGGCAAAGCCTGAGTACCAGTTCAAGGACAAGAGCGGTAAGCCCATTGGTGTAGATAGTGATCTAGTTGATTCTAAATACACTGATTTGGACCAACCTCCCTTGTTTGATGATATATGGAGTCTCACCGTGGAAAGAGCGGTCATGCCTGAAAAGCTCACCACCCGTGCCAATTATGAAGTTTTATACTATCGTGGTGAGCCTTTGCATAATGTTAGCTTCGAGACTGTTCTGAATTTTCTTATTGAGAAGTATCAAAATCACATTGAGAATCAAACAAGCATGATCTCGCGCATGAAACGCCGACAGAAGAAATTGGATTTGTGTGGTATTAATGGTTGCAAGCAAATTAAGTATTGTTGCTTGCGTCATAAACACCTCCAAACTAGGCCTGTAGAAGATTCTACTGAATCGCATGATGTGATGTCTGATGAAGAGCTTGAACAGCGCTTGGCCGAAGCTAGAGCTGCGGAGATTTCGGATGATGATCCTTTGAACGATTATGGCGCACTTGGCGAAATAGATTTAACAGGACAGGAAGTTGATCCTCTTGGTGATTACGAGCCTCATTGGGGTGAGGAAATCGTCGATAGCATTGAAAAGTCTGGTAAATCTATTTATAACCGCATTTCTAGTGATTTGTTTGGATTGAGCACTGTTACTGAAGGTATGGCATCATATATGATTTTGCGTGCTGGACGTAAATTTGCCCGCCATTGGGATTGGATGTCTT